TCTGTCTCCGTCGCCAGCGCTCCGGCGCGCGGCTGGCACTATATCGAGTTGCAGGTCACGCAAGGCACCAGCAACGGCGTGCTGTCGGTGCGGATCAACGGCATCCTGGCCATCCAGATGACGGCGCAGAACACCATTCAGGGTGGCGGCCAACTGCTCACGGCATTCGTGGGCGCGGTGCCCGGCCAGAATTGTCCGCTGACCATCGACGTCGATGACTTCTACATCGCCGACACCAGCGGCACGATCAACAACACCTTCCTCGGTGATGTGCGCGTCGACGCCTTGCAGGCTCAGGCCGATGGCAGTTTGAACCAGTGGACTCCCAGTCCGGTCGGCACTGCTGCCTGGGAAGCCGTCAGCGACGAGGACGAAGCCACAGCGATCAGCGCGCCCGCCGTGGGTCTGCGCCAATCCTTCGATGTCGAGCCGCTGCCAGTGATGGCCACGCCTGCCATCTACGGCGTGCAACTGACCATGCTGGCGCGCAAGACCGACGCCGGTCTGGGCAAGGTCAAAGGCCTCGTGGTCAGTGGTGCGCAAAGCGCCGTCAGCACCGACATCATTCTGCAGGAGCAATTGGCCTGGCAGAGCACGGTGTTCGAGCGCAACCCGAACGGCAACGTGCAGTGGACGGAGGCTGCCTTCAATGCCGCTGAGTTCGGCGTGGAGTCGGCATGACGGATCGCGTCATCGTTCAAGAAATTGCTGAGGTTTCCAGCAAGCCAAATCCGGGAAGCGAACTATCCGCCTTCCAGAATGAGGTGCTCTCGCGCGCCACCTTCGGGGCGAGCGCAGCCAGCTTCACGCCGGAAACGGCTGTGGTTCCGCTGCCTACCAATCTGGCGGCCAGCCTGCTGGTGGAATCCTTGGCGGGCCCCTGGCCACCCATCGATGTACCGACCTTTCTGGTCGAAGTGCTGCGCCGCGACACGGCATCCAGCGCCATCGTCGCCACCGGCATGGATGCTTTTGGCGACCAGCCGTGGCCCGACGCGCAACGCGGCGTGTTTGCCTTCCGCCACGATTGGATGGAGCCCCTTGTCGAACGGCTGGAGTGGCTGACCAGCGTCACGCGGCTGGCCAGTGGCAATGAATCCCGGCAGGCACGCCGCCGCGTTCCCCGGCGCTGGCTCACCTACAAGGTGGGCAACGCACAGCACACCGACGCCTTGGTGGCCGACTGGCTGGCCGATCATCTCGGTCAAATGGCGCTGTGGCCGTTGCCACAGTACGCGGTGCACCTGACCGAGTCCTGCGAACGTGGCGCACTGGCACTCAATGTGACGGAGGCTGACGGGCGACAGTTCGGGCCACTCTCGGCCAATGTGCATCTGACCTACGACGGGGTGCAGGGCTGGCAGGAGACAGAGAGCAATGGCCGCTGGGTGCTGATCATCGCCGCCGATGGCTGGCAGATCGCCCAACTCAGCGACGTGGAAAGCGATCTGCTGTGGCTGACGGAGCCCTTGGCACGCGCCGCCGCCGTGGGCAGCACCGTCATGCCCCTGGTGTGGGGCAAGGCCATCGACCCGGCAGATCTCACGCAGTGGGTGCCCGGCATGGTCGGCGGCAACGTACCTGCGCAGATCCAGCCTGCGCCATTGCCCGACCTGGACGTCCTCGATGACCCATGGCTCGACGAGATCCCGGTCTGGCCAGATGGCAACTGGCACGACGATCCGACGGTCGCCGCGCAAGCCACGATCACCCGCCAAGACTTCTCGCCTGCAGATCCGTGGGTGCGCCGGGACGATCCGTGGGCGACGACAACTTTGCAGCGGCGCTATCTGGCCAGCTCACTCGATGAAATCGAGCTCTGGCGGGCGCGGCTATGGCGCACCCAGGGGCGCCTGGAAGCCTTCTGGCTGCCCGACGGTTTGGCCCCGATCCTGTGGGTGACCGTCGAAGCCGATCCCGACGATGGCTTTCTGCGCGTGGATGGCAAAAACATCTCCGCGTTCTGGCATCGCCCCACCGCCTGTTTGATCGTGCATCCCGACGGCTACCGGCAGTACGCCCTGACGGCGACCTGCCATCTGGATCAGAACTGTGTGCTGGTGCTGCGCTCGGGCCTCGATGACTGGGTGCCCGAAGGCAGCCGGGTGATTCGCCTCGTGCGCTGCCGCCTCGACCACGACGCCATCGATTTGTACTGGCACAGCCCGAATCTGGTGGAGATCACCCTGACCGCGCGCCAGTTGCCAGAGCCTCGCGGCAACGACCGAGAAACCTATGGGGAGTACGCAGCATGAGCCAGAACCCGCTGCAAGAAGTCGAGCTGTACACGTTTACAAGCAGCAGTGCGAATTTCTATCTGACCCCGCACGAATTCGACGTCGATCTAGACGGCAATCTTTACAAGAGCGTGGCCTTGGAACGCAACGAACTGGCGCTGGGTGCCGAAGCCGCGAAGGCTGCGCTGGATCTGAAACTGCCGCCGAACTGTGATCTGGTGCGCCATCTGCTCGACAACTCGCTGACCGGTGACACCACCTCGATCACCCTGCGTATCGGACGGCGCGACACTTGGGGCGACTACTGGTGGATCTCCGGCACGCGCTGGATGGGCCGGGTGCTCGGCGTCGAGGTCGCGGACGATGTGGCTCGGGTTCGCTGCGAGTCCGCGCAAGTCAGTCTCAAGCGCATCGGGTTACGGCGGCTCTACAGCCGCAAGTGTTCCCACGTGCTGTATTCGGCTGCCTGCGGCGCGTCACCGATTTCTGCCAGCGCCTTTGTGAGCAACAGCAATGGCCGCAACGTCGATCTCGATGGCGGAACGCCCGGCAGCGTCGGTGGTGGCTTGGCTGGTGGCTGGTTGCAAACCCCGGAAGGTGCCCGCCACATGATCGTCAATGACTACGGTGGTGGCGTCGAGTTGCTCTATCCGGTGGCCATTGAAGTCGGCACTGAGGTGCAACTGACAGTGGGCTGCGACCACAGCACGGCCACGTGCGAGTCGCGCTTCGGCAACCTCGACAACTACGGCGGGTTTCCCGCCATCCCAAGTAAGAACCCGTTCTCGACGGGCGTGTTCTGAATCCCTGGAGAAATTGCCATGTGGTACCTCGTCGTCATTGTGGTGGCGGCGCTGGTTTCGGTCGCGCTCGCCCCGAAACCGCCCGAGCCCAAACCGGCGTCCCTGTCTGACGTCGATGCCCCCACCGCAGAAGAAGGCCGACCGATTCCCGTTGTGTTCGGCACCGTGCTGCTGCGTGGCTCCAACGTCGTCTGGTATGGCGATCTGGAAGCCGACCCGATCAAGAAGAAAGGTGGCAAGAAGTGATGTCCCACCCCAAAACTCGCTTCGCTCCTTTTGCCCCTCAAGGGGCCAAGAAACACTTGGGGCGGCCCGGCGTGTTTCTTGAGACCACTCAGACCGTCATCACTATCGATCAGGTGCGCGCCGTCGGCCTGTGCGTAAACGGCACGCGCACGTGGTTTGCGCGTCACGATCTGGATTTCCGGGCCTTCCTGCGCGATGGCTGTGACGCCGACACCTTGCTGGCCACCGGCGATGCAATGGCACAACGGGTGGTCGAGCATGCCCGCAATCAATCCTGCCAGCGGGAGCAAGGCTGATGGGTGGCAGCAGCAAATCGCAAACCGTTGGCTACCGCTACCGGATGGGGCTGCATCTGGCCTTGTGCCAGGGGCCCGTCGATGCCGTGCAGGAAATCCAGATGGGCGACCGCACCGCGTGGGGCGATGCCGACCGCGCGCCGCTGTCCTCCGGACATGGTTTGGCCAGCATCAGCATCAACAAGCCAGATCTGTTCGGTGGCGACTCGCACGAGGGCGGCGTGGTCGGCACCATCGATGTGCCGGCAGGTGGTGCCGGTCAGGGCCGCAACGACTATCTGATGAGCCGCCTCGGCAGCGCCATTCCGGCTTTCCGGGGCGTGTTGTCGTTGGTAGCCCGCAAGATCCTGTTCGCGGCCAACAACCCCTACATCAAGCCGTGGGCGGTGCGGGTGCGCCGCTTCACGGCGGGATGGTTCGATGCGCCGTGGATGGAGTGGAACGCCGAAGTCCTCACCTGGGATGAGGACGAAGGGCGGGAGATCAGCGTCGGCATGAATCCAGCCCACATTCTGGTGCAGTGCCTCACCGATCCCCATTGGGGTATGGGCTATCCACAGAGCACCATCGGCTGGAGTTTCTGGAACGCGGCATGGGCTTTGTCGAGCGAAGGCTTCGGCCTCAATCTGATCTGGACGCGCCAACAGCCCATCGAGAGTTTCATCGGCCAGGTCATCGACCACATCGGCGGCATCCTCTACACCGACCCGGAACAAGGCACTTTCGAGCTCAAGCTGCTGCGCGACGATTACTGGATCGACAGCCTGCCGCAGTTGGGGCCCGACGAGATCGTGCGGCTGGAGCGCTTCGAGCGCGCCCAGTGGCGCGAACTGCCCAACGAACTGACGGTGGTCTACACCGACTGGCAAACCGGCGGTGATGCGACCGTCACCGTGGAAAACCTCGCTGCCATTCAGTTGCAGGGCGGCGTGATCAACCAGCGTCGTGACTATCCCGGCGTCAACCACGGGCCACTAGCCGCGAGGCTGGCGCTGCGTGATCTGCGGGCTTTGGGCTCGCCACTGGCGAGGATGAGCCTGACGGTAGCGCGCGACACGCTGGAACGCGCACCGCTGCCCGGCGACGTGTTCCTGCTGAACTGGCCGCGCTTGGGTGTCGATCAGATGGTGGTGCGCGTCACCGGCATTGATACCGGCACCTTGGGCGCAGGCGATTGGCGCATCGAAGCCATGGAAGATGTGTTCGGCATGAGCAACACCGTGCTCTCTCACCCGCCGCCACGCGTCGATGAACCGATCATCGAGCCGCTACCGCCATCACTGGTGCTGGCGGTCGAGGTGCCATATTGGGAATTGGCCCGACGCTTGTCGCGTGCGGATCTCGCGTACCTGACCGACACGGACACCTATCTCGGCGCGCTGGCGGCTGCCGGTGGCAGCGGGCAGTTGAATTGGCAGCTGGCCACTGGTGCCTCGAGCGGCGATCTCGCTGCCGTCGTCAGCGAGGACTACGCGCCACTGCTGACGCTCGATGTGGCCTTGCCTGCCAGCGAGGTTGATGCCATCGGCGTGCCGGTGACCGCCGTCAGTCAGCCGGAGAGACTGGCCGTCGGCGACTACGCCTATCTGGTCGATGCCAGTGGGGAGATTGCAGAGGCCGTTGCCGTCCTGGCCTTCGATGCTGCCAACGCGACCATCGATCTCGCACGCGGCGTGCTCGACACCACACCCCAAGCACATGCCTCGGGGACTC